CACGATACATGGGTCACACGGGGAACAAAGTTTTTATGTGTGGCCCTTTTGGAACAGGTTGCAATGGTCGAGCTCCACAAGAACGTGCAACGGACACTCCAGCCGTTACTTCGGCCAGCTGTTTTCACAGTGCACTTAGACATCAAACGGGATGACGGGTGTTTCGGGGTGGAACGCCACAAGTGGCGCTGCTGCCTGTTGGCGGCCGGGCATCACTTCCGCCTCCCCCTATCAGGTGCGCCAATTCCACACAAACCCACAAGCTGCTCTAGCGAGTGGTAGCAGAAAAGGTTGGCCCTCCACTGTCTCTCCGGCAATCCTTCATATCTTGTGGTACCAAAGCGTACCAACCCGTTGTGGTGCTCTTTGACCTGCCGAATCAGGCCAAGAGGAACAGCACGTAGCCCTCACAGCTACCCTCGTATTTATTATGTCGCGCCCCCACCGGCCCGCCTTTCCACTAACGCGTTTCCAGAACTGCGCCCGCTGCAATGATACCCCAGCAGGTGGTGTTTCAACCTAGCGCTTTCGCTTCAACATTTTCGCCTACCGCTTTCCATCTTGGTCTACTCACCAGTCTCCCAGCTTTCTACATTCAAGACATAATCACAGTAGTGATGAAGAAGTGACCACGAATATCGAAAACAGGTACATCAGACAATTCGTAAGTGGTCTACTCGCTTGCTTTCCAAAGGTACTAACAAGCATTTCGACGTTCACAAACTACTATTCTAATGCAACCAACGATAGACGCGTCTCCCATCTTCATCCGCTACTACTGCATCCACTACACGCTCGTCCGGTAGCCAGAGTCGGGACACTCTATCATGACATGAAGACTCGTACTGCATCTGCTCAGCCGGTGTGTACCCATAAGCAAGCTCAACCTGCCGGCGAACCGACCATGAGATCTTAGGGCAAGCGTACTGACGTCGCTTTAGCAAATCTTTGTCAATCAGAATTCCCTGCCTCCAACGTGCTTCAACATCAAGGATGGCATTTCCGCTAACAGCATTGTATACCTCCCAGGCCAATGGCCCGATCATGGGTAACTCCGAGGAAACAAACAACTCACACATTGCCGAACCCTTAAGATATCTACGATAGGTATCTGGGGGGACAAGTGCGAAGCGGTTCGTAACTCCGAAGTTGGCAACCGCTCTCCATGGGTCACGACAAAGAACCCATCGCCCATCATCCAGACAAACTGGACGAGAACGACAG